AATTTATAAATATGCATAGCAATGTATAAAAATCGCACGTGGGCACAAATCAGACATATCGGACATAAAAATGTCAAATTAAAAAATCTTTACGAAGACTATAAAAGATCCCCCAAAATGTCAAACCTAAAAATCTTTACGATAGAGTTGACATTTCCCCTAGATTGTGCGATAATTGTTATATAACCCACTAACAAAGGAACCCCACTTGAGAGAAAGATCAAAAGGCTATATAGGCCAAATCGTTGACGGTAAGAAGTTAGCCATAATTGCAAATGATATCTATCGCTTACAGTATAGTAATGACTTTAGTCCATGTACTGTAGATAATCTATTGTTTGTTACCCTTGAAGAGAAGAATGTGTTTGGCGATAATAAGTATGCCCTGGTTTGTTCAGAGGGTGTGGGCTGGGAGCAAGACACATATGGTTGTCTAGAAGTACCAACTAACATTGGCCAAATGGGGCTATGGAATGGCAGAGTATTTATATCAGTAGACACAGTTAAAGAATGTCTAACAGATCAAACAGAAGATATCGCAGACTACATCCGTGTCTTTGGTGATAGACTAGATAATAACTGTTCCTTATGGCAATCAAAGATGTCAGTGCTAGAGGATACAATAGTAGTATGACCAAAACAATGAATACTATAGACGACCTAATAAACGAAATATACGAAAGCAACTACTCTCACTTAGAGTTTGAGGAGAACATGGGTGGAGAGGCTTGCGACTGCCATATCCATACTACACTAAATACTATTGCCCACTACGCAGGAATAGAGGTAGGCTAATGCTTGGTTATGCTAAAGAAGATCTAGATACTATGATTGACTCTGTTGCTACCGCTTTGCTTTTGGTGGACGACACTAATGATCCTTGGCTACATGGAACATTGAACATAACTAAGACTTTCTTAGAGGGTCTATGGGCAGAAGGGTACTTTGACTAATGTGGAGTAGATATACCTTTGTTTGTGATCCTGATGAGTGTGATTCCCTGGTTGAGTTTACTGCTAGAGATGGCTTTGGCTTTCCCCTGGGGGTAGTAGAAATGTTCTGCCCTTGTGGTAGGAAGTTAAACTATATTAGTTATGAAGAGGCTTATGCTCCGATCATTACAGATGTGAGCAAGGTCACACCCCGTACAGTTGTAAAAATCGACTCGAACCCTTATAATTAATATATGGACCTAAACACATTTAACGAATATATCAAACTGCACCTTATCTCCTTGGAGCAAGACTCTGAAGAAATCCAAAAGCAAATGGGCTTCTACGATGACTACGACTCAGATGAGTATAAGGATTTGGAGATAGAAGATATCTCTATTAATGGACAAATGATTGCCTGCTACCACTTTTTGTCAGTGCTAGAGGGTACACTATAACTATGATGAATACAACACTAGACCCACGACTACAGAAACTAATTGATATGGGAGAGTCAGGAACTGACATCCTACATGGTGAACTTAAAAACCTAATGCTAGAAGCAGAGAATGATTATATTGAGATTGAGAAAGAGGAGCGGGAGGGTGGATACTCTGACGCAATGCTTTCTATGGACCGCACACGAGCAGAAGGACGAATGGACGCTCTTGTAGAAGTCTATGCCCTTACATACCAACTGGCCTTTGCCATTAGTGATAGGATAAAGAGCCGTGGATAACTTTATTGAAATGGATTTTGATGAATGGTGCGACACATACAAACCAATCATTAACCATATAGACAGTAATGCTTCCTTTGATAATGGTGAGGGTGGCATTATGTTTGAGACATATGGTGATGAGGTAGAGTTTGTTAAGTCTCAATCCCCTGACAAAATATGGATGTATGGTGACGGAGACGACGGCGGTTCATATGTATGGAGCGGCTGGGGATTTGTAAATAGACTAGGATACTTCATAACTGAGGTACCTTGCCCACCTGATACAACCATTCAGGTAAGAGTTAGTTATAACTGGTTCTATTGTGAGAACTGCAGCGCTGAATTCGAGGACCCTGATAATACTATCAGAGATGCCTTCGATGAGCACGATTTGGAAAAATGTCCAAACTGTGCTACACTTGATGAAATGACCCTAGTAGGATTGGAAAAATAATGACAAAGTATGTAATAGATGAACTAACATTAGTAGGCTCTTTTGCTGTTGACAGCGGACAAGCAATGGTAGGCGACCCATGCTACCTTGACGGCTGGAAAACAAATGAAGGCGAGGAATGGGAACTAGAAGGCAAGGCTGGAGATTACTCCTACCATGGTGCTAGTGCTATGACCCTTTCGGCCACCGCTGGTGTATTAGGCGCTGGTAGCGCAGTAGTATTTAGCACAGGATATGGAGACGGACTCTATCCCGTGTATGTTAAGTATGATGACAATGGACGAGTTGTCAAGGTAGTTATTGACTTTGAGGGTGACCTAGATGAGGAGCAAGACTAATGGGAGCAAGAATCAACTACGTATTTCAAGACAGTGAGACGGGACCTAGGGTAGTACTCTATAGCCATTGGGGCGAGACTGAGTGGCAGCGTGACCTAGCGCAGGCCCTGCAGCATGCAAAGCCTAGGTGGTTTGATTCTTCATATGGCACCCGCATGATCATTAGTTATCTTATGCAGCATGAGATTTTGGATGAGCACGGCTTCGGAATCTATTCAATTGACGGCAATGGGCTGGACCTAGGTGAGACTACGGTCCTCATCGACTTCATTACTAAGACTGTTACTGATAGAGTATCCGTGCCCTTTGATAAATTTGTGGATGCATATCTACCAAGTTTAGTTGAGCAAATCTAGGTATTGGGTCACCTAGATTAATCGGGTGGAGGGAGCAGGCGTGGGGCTTGCTCTTTCCCCCACTTTTTGATACAATGGATACAAGGGAGAACTATGCGTATAAGCAGACGAATTACAGATGAAGAAAAGGTTGCCAATAAAATGGGCAACATTATTTCTGACCTCAGAGTTGATTTGGAATTGGTCGGGGAATACTTAGCAAAATCTCAACCCTATGTCGTGTATAATAGATTACAGGTAATAGCAGAGTCAGCCAAAGAAACTAAGGAAGGTACAAATTATGCCCAAAACGGATTTTGATAGCAAGGCTTTAATTCTTGGACAACTATGGATTAATTATAAAGCAGAGGATGAGTGGATTGATTTCTTTATTTATAATGATTTAGGTTTGCCACTTGCATTTGCATTTGCTGAAGGAATAATTAATCACACGCCAACACTTGAGCAATACATAAATGAAACATGGGATTTATTTCTTGAGGGCTTAGGTTCTGAGGATGAAGGTTTTGAAAGTATTCAGGATTTGCTAGAAGAAAACTAGTCCTGGGCCCGAAAGGGCACGTGACATACTTTTATCAAATTGTCAAACCACCAAACCTTATATCAGACATTACGATCCAAACCTTTATTTCCCCAAACCAGACATTACGAACCTACAAAACTTTCCCCCTGCTGAACTTATACCATAGTTTGTAAGGTTTGTCAAACCATGTTATAATGATATTATGGCTAGAGATCATTTTGCACAGATGTATAAGGCTAAATCACATCGCCATGATACTCCCCATGATTCATATGGGTTTGATGAAGCAGTAGGTGCTCTATGTGGTATGTTGTATTCTATTGTTACCTTTAAGGCTTTCTTTCCTAAGTCCCCCGCCACAGCCGAGACTAATAATCCTATCATTCACGCCGCAGGCGGGGATCAAGAAGAAGCAAAACTACCTATAATAGAATAACAAACCTTTTATCCTGGTTTTGGATATTTTTTAAATAGTTTATAAATAAAAGATTACGATTATCGACAATTTCTCCTGGTTTTGGGAGATTTTTTATGGGCAAAATCATGCATACAAGGACTTGACAAACCAAGGTTTTGCATGTATAATGCCCAAACCTTACAATGGGATATGAGGTTTGACAATATCGGGCATATGTGATAGTGAGGTTTGAAGGTTTGGGGATGTGAGGTTTGAGGTTTGGGATTACGAACGCCTCTATAAAAGCGCTCCCTACTCCACTATCCTCCACTTCACTCCACTTCTAGTGTGTCTAATAATATTATCAGTAAGATTAATCTGTGGATAAACCTGTGGATAACTCTTTGATATAATGGGTTTATGGACAAACCAGAGTATGATTCATTAGGTAAATTATGGAAAGATGCACCTGATTGGTGTGATGATTGTACTATCCAAGACAGTGTTTGTACAATATGTGGCTATAGCCATAACTGCTAAACCTGTGGATAACTGCTATAATTAAACCATGAAACCTTTCCTAATCATTATGCTTGGCCTATTCATCTTTCTAAACTACATGGCATATCTCCAACAAATCCGTATGACTGGATAAAAACCACGGCATATAAAGATTACGATACATCGGATATTTCCCCATGTCAGGCATATCTGGATATAGGGGTTTATATCTTATACTAGGGATTACGAACCCTTCTTGACATCCCCCGCCAAAATCGATATACTTAGAGTATGATCAATATGGAAATACCTGACCCATTTACACAGTTCAGGATAGAAAAATATAATCGCACAAAAGGATTACGATACGACTTCTTTTCTGGCGAATGGGACATGGAGTGTGGCTGTTGTGGCGAACCACTCAATGCTCCAAACCGTAAGACCATGACCAAGATCCGTTTATACCATACAAGAAATGAGTGCCTAGGTGGATACTGAACAAACCTTCGATGAAGAGTTTAGTGTTGAAGACATTACGAACGCTATAGTTAATCAGGCTAAGGCTGAGGTTAAGGCTAGGTTTGGTAATAAGAAAAGACATCGCCAATGAGAAAGTGTTATGCCAAAAAGAATAATGGCAAAACCTGCTTTGCAAATACAACTGGCTCAAATCATTTTTGCCATATCCACGATCCTAACGGAAAGTTCAGACAACAACTAAAGCGTAAAGGTATGGGTAAGGATTATGTTGTTAGGTGTGAACATAAATGGTATATGCGTGAAAATGGCATTCAGTGTGACAGGTGTTTGGTTATCTGGCAAAAGGAGGGTAGCAACCACTAGTGCCCTTGTAGGGCATAGGAAGGTTTGTTATCTCTATTTTGCGCCGAACTTTAAAACTTGACCTACCGCCGAACTTTTGATATACTTGATATATGAAAAAGAAAAACGAATGCCCAAAATGCGAACTCTCACATAAAGACCCGCTATTCTGGGATACTCACCAAACAATGAGTGACGGACATATCTGGTGCACAAATGCCAAAAGAACCTAAGATTACTAAAATGGACTGGCGCAGTCTAGGGTATTGGCCAGTATACAAAGACGGAAAGAAAGTGTGGGTACCTAAAGATGCGGAATTATTCAACAGAACATCACAGGACTAAGATCCTTCCATTACGATGGATAGGAAATATCTTTGGAGAGTTTGCTGCCAATCATTTGATGGCTGCTGCTTACATGGATGAAAATGAGCAATATGGCTTTCGATATAAATACCATGGATTTTTTTGGAAGTATCTAAACAAACCTTGGGAATGGTGGGGAACATATTACACCATAGATCTAGACCTTATGAAAGATGCTTGGGATGAAGAATTAATTAAAGATACACTAGATCAAATAGGATCGGATTACGATGAAAACGGAAAACCCTACTGGGAAAACGATAAATAGAGTCCTTGTCTGCCCTACCTGCAAAAAGGAATGGGTTTTACGATGGGGAGTCATGGCTAGTGAATCTATATATAGGCATATAAAGTCTGACCATAAATAAATCTTAGATGGTATAATGATTATATGAAAAAGACAAAGTGTTTCTTCTGTGATAAAGAAGCAATATATTACGATGTTGTTGTTGACAACGAAGAGTATATTGTTGCAGATGTATGCGCTAAACATAACTCTGTAGAGTTTGTTTCTTAGTCCTCTCTAACTACCCGAAATTAGGTTAAATATGGAAAATTTTATGAGCAACTATGCCTCTTGGGTTTTAGCCCTAAGCGGTACAGCAGCAATATACTTTGTTGGAAGAAAGCAAATCTGGGGATGGATATGGCTTACATTTAATGAAGGGTTGTGGATATTTTATGCCCTAGCAACAAAACAATATGGGTTTATATTTGCTGCTATTGCCTACTCCATTGTGTATATCAAGTCATATAGGCACTGGAGAGATCTAGAAAATGAAAAAACATCTTGGAGATCATTTTACAGGTTAATCTGGGACAAAAAATAAACAAGGTATAATATTTACTATGAGACCTATATATAACATTAGCCTAAAGTCTGCAGATGCAGAGCCAAATTTCTTAGATCAGTTTAAGGGTAAGGTAACCCTTCTAACTAATACGACTGTTGGTTGTGGCAACGCAAACCAGATGGAAGTCCTACAGTGGCTTCAGGACAAGTATGGTGGAGATGATTTCCAGGTTATTGGTATTCCCACCAATGATTATTGTGGTCCAGGAATCACACATGGAAAGTGGTCACAAGGTATTACTTGTGGTGCTGACTCACAGAACTACGGTAGAGATGTTTATGGAACTACCTTTCAATATTCAGAAATGGTAGCGTCAAACCCAAATGGATCAGTAAGCGAACTTCCAGGTAAGAATGGGCTAGGAGAAGAACATAAGCCTCCTCATAATTTGTATCAAGAAATTGCAGAGCAAATGGATATCCTTGGTAAAAAGCATTATGAACTTGAAACACACAAAGAACAAGATTATTATTCTTTCTGGCTTAACCTCCATCAAAGTTGTGGTGCACAGCAAGGTGGAAACTTTGAAAAGTATTTAATTGATAGAGATGGATATATTGTACGATGGTTTCAATGCACAGTATTAAACTATGACTCTGAAAAAGGAGTTAAAGAAGCAGCAGAGGCAGCAGGTATTCCTATCACTGTTGGTCCTGGAAGATCTAAAAAGATTTTTCAAGAAGAATATGATTTAGTTTGCAAAGAAATTGAAGAAACAATTGCAGGCAAGAAATCTATTATTAATCCTAACGCATAAACAACTAACAGAAAAGGTGTAACCTAAATGATATACTCTAAAGAGGACTATAAGGAAAGAGATGTCTCTAAACTATCAGAGATCTGGGAACCAAGAAAAGAATATATAGAAAAAGATCTTTGGGTAATACGAAACTTCCTTTCCGATGAAGAACTAGAGTGGCTAAACAAAGAAGCAAATGACCCTGTTGGTTGGTACGATACAATGAGATCTCCGTACGGTGGCAATACTAAAAACAAATTCTTAGGGTATATTCCACAATACAATGAGCATGGTGTTATGCTTGTTCCTGGTAATGGTTCACAATGGAGTTATAGAGAACCCGTTGGATATTTTGAACCTAGACTTAAGGCTGTAATGCCTAAGTATTTTGCTGGTGCAGGAGCCCTTCAATCATTTTTTGAAGTACCAGATGAGCAAATCATTAAAGAACTTGGTAAGGATGTAGACTATGCTATGGGATGGCACTATGAAAGAGATGATAGTGATGCAGAAGAACAGCAAAAAACAATTGTAGAAAACTCAAAGACTCAGAATAAAAAGATATTAAGTCAAGGCAAAATCACAGCATCTTTAAGTATTTACATTAACGACAACTTTGATGGTGGAATTCTTGAGTTTAAAAACAAAGAATATTCTATTAAGCCAGAGGTCGGAATGCTAGTAAATGTTCCACTATACAAAGAGTTTGAGCACAGAGTTACTAAGGTTACTAATGGCAACAGACATACCATCTATGGAAGATGTTGGGATAGTATAGAGGGAATTTACACCTCAACTGATGAAGATTGCTAATGAGCAAAAGAATACTAAAAGATGGATCAGAAGTTGATTCATTTGAAAATCCAGTTGATTTAATTATACATACTAAGGCTCCAGAAAAATGGAAGTTAGTTGATATGGAGACTGGTGAAGAGTATCTTGGTTCTGAAATAGGAACAGAGTTTGCAGAAACACTAAGAGAAAAAGTTAAGAAAAATAAGATAGGTACTTGGGTAAAAACCAAGGGCAAGTCGGCTTAGTTTAATTACCCAAACTATCTCTAAATATGTTAGCATCCTTGAAAACTTTATGATCTAAAGTATATCTAAGATGAGAGTTATCTTTTGTTCCTTTTGAATTGCTAAACCTAAAAAATATCATCTTAACAGATTCTCCTGGACTAAATATCTTTTTTGTTCTCCAGTGAATGCTTTCATTTGGATTAAATATTAGTGCAGAATTATCCTGCATCTTATAGACATCTGTATTTAGTCCTATATCCCAAGATGTATTGGATTTAAGTTGATAGTTTATTATTAGATCAGTCCCATCTCCATCAAAGTGTGGGGGTAGGTTTGGAGTTCCATACTTAGAACTATACTCTACATATGTTGCACCATTTAAAGAAAGATCAAAATCTACAAAAGAGTTTGCAATGTTTTTTAATCTTGTTATTAATTCTTCGTTATTGATTTTTTCAATGTTCATTTGAAGCCTGCCTAGATCTTTAGATATAGAAAAGCCAGTAGTTTCATCATAAACAAAAGATCCATCTTCATTTAAAGGAGTACTAATATTATCAGTGATAGATAAAAAATGCAAGACATCCTCACTGGACAGCAGATTTTCAACCTTTTTAATTAACACACCTCATTATATCATTAAATGGTTGACAACAGGGATGGTATTAGTGTATACTTTATATATGAGCATAGATGAAATGACACTAAGAGAAGAAATAGCAAGGGCCATTGAGGCCATACCTATTGATGCTTCAGTAACAAATGCTTTAGGTATGCGTATTGCTGCTGCTAGAATTGCAAGAGGAGAAGACAACTATATGAGTAAATATTTTGAGACACAGGTGGACTTTGAATGATTAGCGCTTTATTTTTAATTCCAGCATTTATAGTAGGTTACCTAGTATGCTATTTTGTTATGACATATCGTGTTGATCAAAACTAATCCAAACCAACAAGCATACATCTTTGATGTAGACGGTACTCTGGCCAATGTAGATCCATACCTTCACCTTGTTCGTGGTCCTAATAGGGATTACGATGCCTTTCATGAGGCCTCTGTCGATGCCCTGCCAAATTTTGAAGTAGTACAAATGCTAAATGAGGCATTTTTTGATCAGATGCATATCATAGTTGTTACATCAAGAAAAGAGTCTTGGCGTGGAATAACATCATACTGGCTTGCCAAAAATGATATTGGGCATCACGCACTATATATGCGTAAAGACGATGATAATAGACCAGACTATGAAGTAAAAAAAGATATCTTACTTAAGATTAAGAATCATTGGAATGTTGTTCATGCAGTAGATGACAACCCTAATGTTATTAGGCTTTGGGAAGAGCATGGGATTCCTACTACCAAAATTGGTACATGGGATGGAAACAAAAGTTGACCAAAATACTAAAGAATGGTATGATTACTATATGAAAAAATCAAACAACAAGGCATCTCAGCACAAAATTAAGAGAGCCCAAAAGAATAAGAAAAGATTAAAAGACAAGCCACATTTTTCAAAGTTTGAAAGAGAACAAAATAGAATTAGAGAAGAAATCATTATGGGCTCTCTGATGTCTGCAAACAGAACTGTATCTGAAAACTAAGGTAAACTTTAAAAATGGATGATGTTCTATGGAATCAGATGACAAAGTTTACCCCCTTGCCTAATATGGTTAACGAAGAACTTTTGCCAAATTTAAAAAAAGTAGAAGAAAATATTTGGGTAATAAAAGATTTTATAAAAGATACAGAAAGGCAACTTTATCTTGATTATGCTGAAAGTCTTAAAGAAGATAAGTGGTGGGAGAAAAACAAAAATTGGTGGCTAGGGAAATTTATTGTTATCGATGAAGATTCTCCTCTAAAAGATTTATCTCAAATAATTTTAAATAGAATTAAGCCGCTTTTAAAAGACCACATACACCTTGGCGCTTTTGGTTCTTTGCATAGAATACAAGAAGGACAGGGAATGTTTATTCATACAGATAATCCAACAGAAGTAAGAGATCTTCATGATGAAAATGGAAATAAAGTTGGAGAAAATTCTGGATACAACAACTATGCTATGTTGGCAATAGTTGTTTATTTAAATGAATTTAATGGTGGAGAAATATTTTTCCCATCTTTGGGAATTGACTACAAGGCTGAGGCTGGTGACCTTCTACTGTTTCCTGGAACAGGAAAAGAATATGATCACGGAGTTAGGCCAGTTCTGCCTGGTCCAACAAGATATGTAACAACTGGATTTGGATACCACAAAAATGCTGAAGAATTAAAAAAGGCACAGTATGTATTTGAAGATACAAAGACTGGTCAATTTCTTGAGGCTGATCCAACAACCTAACTTGCACTTTATTTTTGATTGGGGTATAATTAATACATGGTAGATCAAGATGATTTAAAACAAATATCAAAAGAATTAAAGCGATACATTATTAAAGAGCATATGAAGAGATACTATTACTCAACCGTTGCACTTGGTTCCTTTGTTATAGGAACACTTTTTGGCATACTTATAGGTTAAAGTCTTGCACCAGTAGCCAAGTTGGTCAAGGCCCCGAACTCATAATTCGGTTATCGTAGGTTCAAGTCCTACCTGGTGTACTAAGTCTCCATGGTCTAGTGGCCTAGGACTCCACCCTTTCACGGTGGCAACACGGGTTCGAATCCCGTTGGAGATACACATCTGTAACTCAGTTGGTTAGAGTACCTGCCTTATATGCAGAGAGCCGAAGGTTCAAGTCCTTCCAGATGTACGAATGGGGATTAACTCAGTTGGTAGAGTGGCGAACTGTTAATTCGCAAGTCGCAGGATCGAGGCCTGCATCCCCAGCCATACCTCTGTAGTTCAGTGGACAGAACGATGGACTTCTAAGCCATGCGTCGCAAGTTCGATTCTTGCCAGGGGTGCTATAATTATTACATGATAATAAAATACTATCTATACACTATATTATTTAAAATAAAAAAGATTTTTAAGAAAAAAGAAAAAGGTAGGTTTATATATTGAGAAACCCGCTATACAATTTGCTGCCAGATGATTCCCTGACTGGAGATGATGCTTGGAATAGATCAGTTTATATAAATAATTACCTAAAAAATACTCTTGGAAATTCAAATATTAATAAAACTCGGCTTGGACACAATGCTTCGGGCACTGTTGTTGATGTAAAGACAGAGTATATAACTAATAATTTTGGGTTTCGTGATAGTTTTTGGGAAGGCCCTTCAGACATTCTTGCAGTAGGATGTTCTAACACATACGGCATTGGCGTACCTAAAAATGGAACCTGGCCATCAATTTTAGGGAAATTTTTAGATAAAGATATAAGAAATTTATCCCTTCCTGGAATTTCTATTCAAGAGTTAGTCTTTCAAGTTTTTGAATATTGTAAAAGGTTTGAAAACCCAAAAACAATTATCTGCCTTTTCCCTGATCCTTTTAGAATGGTAGTACCCACAATAAAAGATTTTTTAGTAGTAAGCAATGATAACCCAAAAAATGGTATAGAAACTGTACAGTTAAACAATAAAAATGAAGTAAAAGAATATATGAAAAAACCTTACAATTATAATGACTTTCTTATAAAAGAGTTTGCTTTATTTTTTTCTATAAAGGCAATACATATGCTAGAACAATACTGTAACTCAAACAACATAGAACTTATTTGGTCATCTTGGGACCACAGCATCAATCATGTTTTTAGTAAAATACAGGATCTTCCTTTTAATAATTTTTACGCTGATAATTTTTTTGGTTATGACAATCCTGGAGATCAATGTCATAAAGAGTATAAGGATGCATTCTTAAATTATTTTAATAGAGGTCAAGATATAGAAAATGGAAAAGAATACTCACACCCAGGCGTTCACTGGCATGTCCATGTAGCAGAAAAGTTTTACAATAAAATAAATAGATTGGAAACAAAATGATAGAAACAGTTCCAGTAGAGTATAAATCTATTAAAGATATTATGGATAACATAGATAGTTATAAAGAAAAATTTATTCAAGACTCAGTTATAGTCTTTAGAAATGCAAACCTTTCTTTTGATGAACAACTAACCCTTCATAAGTCTATTGGCGAAGCGTTTGGTTGGAATACTCATAGAGAAGAAGGAAGCCACTACAGAGAAAACCATAGCCACAACCCAAATGTTGGAGTATCTACTACAGAAGAGATAATGCTTACTTGGCATGTTGAGCATTTCTATTACTCTAATCCTATCGTTGCTGGAACATGGAATATGTTTCATCTTAATGCAGTAGAGGGCGCTGGTAAGACCTATTTTGTTGATACCTCGAAAGTTTACGAAATGCTAGATGAAGATATGAAAAATTTTTTAAATAGGTGTATATTAAAAACAAAAACACAAAAAGAATTCTGGCCCTTTGCAAGTGAAACAAAATATAATACCGTTCTTCCTCATTGGCTTACCAAAAAACCAGTGATAAGGATCTCGCTTTCTAGATGGGTAGACGATGAAATATTTTCTATTGATGGAAATATTCCAACAGAAAAAGATTACGAAATGTTTCGCAGGTCAGCATTAAGAGTAATAGATTTAATAGAAACAGATGAATCTATAAGGATAGTTCATAACTGGAAACAGGGAGACCTTGTTTTGATGGATGGATTTAAGTTAGCACATGCAGTTACTGGCGGATTTAAACCAGAGGATCGTGAGTTTACTGGTATATGGGGATACAGAGATCCCATAAAATATGAAAGTAGCAAAGATTTTGTCTCTATGCTATAATTATGTAGTGACAATATAGTTATCGTATTTGTGTCGGGAAACATTTATATGGTATGTTGCAACACTATATTGTCCTTAAATTTGTTTTATTAAAACAAGAGAAAAGGAAAGTCATGAAAACTATTGGAGATAAACTAGGAAACTTTGCTGTTACTGGAGTTAAGCCTGGAGCCCTAACATATGATGATTCATCATTTGAAGTATTAACACAGGATTCTTTTCCTGGAAAGTGGAAGATTATTGTATTCTATCCAAAAGATTTTACATTTGTATGCCCAACAGAAATTGTTGCATATGATAAGTTAGTTAATGACTTTGATGATCGTGATGCTATTTTGATGATTGGCTCTGTAGACAACGAATTTTGTAAGATTGCTTGGCGTAATGCCCATGAAGATCTTAAGAAGACAAACTCGTGGTCATTTGCAGATACCGCACATCAACTTGCTGGAGATCTTGGAATTCATCACTCGTCTGGTGTAACTTATCGTGCTACATTTATTGTTGATCCAGAAAACACTATCCAACATTTAACAGTTAATAATTTAGATGTTGGTCGTAATGCAGATGAGGCACTTCGTGTACTCGATGCACTACAGACTGGAGAACTATGTGCATGTAATAGACCTTTGGGTGGAGAAACACTGTAATGTCCTGGGTTGAACAACTATCAGAAAACCTACCAAGGTATGCAAAAGATGTTAAACTTAATCTTGACGCAGTAATTAACAGATCAACTGTTAGTCCTGATGAAGCATTATATCTTTCAATTGCATCAGCAGTTTCTACTGGTAATGCCAAACTACTAACATTCTTGGTGGCAAATGCAACTGATGAATTAGAAAAAGATGCTGCCCTATATGCTGGATCTATCATGGCACAAAACAATATATGGTACCCATATCTTGAAATGGCTGATGATGTTAATCTAAAGGGACTTCCAGCACAACTTAGAATGAATGGGATTGCTACCCATGGTGGCACAACTAAGGCTAAGTTTGAGGCTTATTGTTTGGCTTCATCTATTATTGGTAAATGTCATTTTTGTGTAAAGGCACACTATGAAACATTGAAAGAAGAAGGCTATACAGTAGAGCAGTTGCGTGATATCGGAAGAATTGCAGCAACAATCAATGCATTAGCAAAGATACTTTCCGCATAATTAATGGTCCTGGGTATGACTTAAAACTACCCAATATTACTTTTTAGGATGCTTTGGTTCGTATGGTTCAATCTTAGATTTAATACGACCATCTTTATATAGTCTAACAATCCATCCATCTTTAATCTGAATAGGATTAAACGCATATGCTTTTTTCTTTGGCATTATTCCTCTATTCTGTGTATTTCTTTAGTTGATCTTGTGTAATCTTTTCCAATTCCCGCAAAACTTGCAGGGTCTTCAATAACTTCATCGGCCTTTGCTACTGGAACACAGTTTGGAACTGGATTACCATCTGCTCCTGGCTTCATACCTCTTTGTACATAACCTTCCCAGCACGGGTCAGCCTTTCCAATTGATGAGTCATACATGGCCATAGCAACCTCTGAGTCGGTCTCTGAAGAGCATACTGGGCAATCTGGGCAGTCTACATTAAGTTCTTTACAGGTCTCACAATCACAGCCTTGGTAAGTGCTTGTTGGCATCATTGAATCATCTTTAATCATATAACCATTATAGCATGCCGTTAAGTCTACTGTGGGTCCTTATTCTATGGCAGTTAGCACAAACCACTTCACACTTTTCAATCTCTTTTTTAATAGCCTTCCAGGAAAACCCATCGTGGATCATCCTTGATACATTGTACTTCTTGTCTCTTATGTGGTCAAAATCTAAGATAATATGATTATTGATTCCACAATCTACACAGCCAGAATCCTCTTTTATCTTAGCAAGCATCTTTTTATATTGCTGCTTATTATAATGGTCCAACTCTTTGTCAGTCATTAATATTATTATACCGCCAAATGTTAGGTCCCACACAAGCAATTCACCTGACTTGCGCCACGGTCTCTATCCAATGGGTAACTAATCCATCACTAAGGTCCTGTGTGGGACAATTATATTGTAGCATAGGAAATGAGCAGTTTATAGACGACTGCTCAGGTCTATCAGCCACGAAGATTCGACTCCTGCCAACTCTCCCCTCATGGGAGCATCCGTTGTAAAACCTTTTAAAGTCTTAGAGCGGAATGTTATCCATTATACTACTGAATTTCAATAGTTTTGGGCTTCTTCTCTTCAGGTACATGCTTTTCTAGTGTTAACTCTAGAATACCGTTTGAGAATATTGCTGATTCAACTTCCATATACTCTGGCAAGTTAAATACAGTTGAGAACTTTCTTGTTGCAATTCCCTTATGCAAGAAAATCACAGAATCATCCTCTTTAACTTCAGATCGCTGTCCGCTAACCTTTAGTTGATTATTTTCTACTGTAATCGATACTTCTTCCTTATCAAAACCTGCTAATGCAAATTCCAAAATAAATAGGTCTTCTCCTGCCTTAATTACATTATAAGGTGGATAGTTATTTTGTGTTGTTCTGATTGTTTGATTGAATCGATTAAAGAATGGGTCATCTAAAAGACCCAGCATTGTTTCTACTACCATATTATTCCCCTTTCAAGCGAATAAGTTAATTTGCCCCCCTGTTGGGCAGGCATAAATATTATAGCATACTGTATATAGACTCTGCAATATGAATCTGCCTATGCAATCCCCAATGTCCTGGTGGCCAGTAATCATAGTCTGCCGCAAATTGAAAAAACTCATTGTCGGAAAACTCTAAATGGCAGTCTCTGACTGATCCATCTTTGTAATGCATAGTACTAAACTGATCTAAATACTCACTTTCAAAATACCCACTATCAAAATCTTTGAAAGAGTAATAGTTTAAAGAAGAATCGTTATAATGGGTCCAAATTAATTTAATATCATTTGTTTTACAATATTGTATAAGCATTTTTATAAATAAGATGTTATAAAATATTGCAAACTCTTCTGGTAAAACATGCTCTGCTATGTGTGGAAATTTAGAGAATTTCTGAATTAATTTATTAGATAGTAATCCTTTTTGTATTTGCTTGTCCATTCCATTTTCTGTAGACATCCCAATCCCTGGAACCTCTAGTCTTGTTATTGGAAATACTGCAAAAATATATTTTGGATTATAAAATTCTTTAAAAAATTGAAATGCTTTAGTTATCTGTGCCTGTGCCCCATCTCCACCCTTTGCTAAATTTATGTAATCTTTATTCATTTTTTTTGATATTAGGTATGGCCAAGTTAACTCTAGTGGCAAGCCATGGCCTTCTGTTTGAGAACATCCCAATATTAAAATTTCTTGATTATTAAATTCATTACACCTATATTTATAAGAGTTAAAATTATACTTTATTGGAACAGAATCTGCGTCCTTATTCGGCGTTCCATCCGACATATCTTTTAAAGATCTATTTAAAAAATAAATAGGGAAATTTGTTTCATCACTCACTATACTATCTTATCACTACATTTTTATAGGTTTCTTGCCATTTTATTATGTCGTGTTCATCATTTAATAATGGTTGACCCTTTATGTTAAGACTGGTATTTAGTAATATTGGAACACCAGTTTGTAAGTAAAACTTATTCAATGCTCTCCATAGGCCACGATGCTGATTACGGTTCACTGTTTGAACTCTAGATGTGCCGTCTGCGTGGACTACAGAAGGAATCTTGTCTGGCTGTAAACACTTAACTGTATACTGCATGTATGGGCTTGCAAAATCCATATCAAACCATTTACTTGCACACTCTTCCATAACTACTGGAGCAAAAGGCCTAAACTGTTCTCTTTGTTTAATTAGATTTACCTTATCTTTAATGTTTGGATCTCTGGGGTCTGCAAGAATTGATCTATTGCCTAGCGCTCTTGGACCGTACTCTGCTCTACCTGTTGCTACTGCTACGATTCCATCCTTTAATATACCGTCCACAATTTGCTGAACAGGATACTCTCCTCCAAGATCATAACCAAGATAAGGAGTTTTCCATTCAAGGTGTTTTCCGTATAAGGCTGCTGCTGCTCCTAAAGAACTTCCAGCATCCCCTGGGTTTGGCATAATCCAGATCATATCAAATATTTTCCATAGCAAGGTATTGGCTGAAGAGTTTAGAGCACAACCACCCATAAAGACTAGGTTATTTTTTCCAGTTAAAGACTTTGCCATACGCATAAAGTCATTTAATCTTTGCTCATAAACAACCTGGACTGCTGCTGCGATGTCAAACTTATCCTGCTCTGACTCAATCCATCCCCAGTCAGTTATACCCTTATGAAAGTTATATTTTTGTTTAGTGTATGAAGGGAAATACTCATCAACCTTTTTATAATATTTTGTCCAGTCTCCGTATGCAGCCATACCCATCATTATATATTCTTCTTGGTTTGGCATAAGACCAATTAACTGAGTAAAAGCAGAATAGAATAGTCCAAAACTAATAGGATAGTTTTGCTTATACTTTAATTTTATATTTTCACCTTCTCCAACCCAGATAGTTGAAGTGTTGTATTCCCCAATAGCATCTAGCACCACGATTACAGCATCATTAAAATCACTTGTATAGTATCCTGCTGCTGCATGAGAGTAGTGATGTCCGAAAGATTTTCTTGGTATTCCCTCTATTTCAAACCTTGGCTTCCACTCCCCAGAACCACCCCTTAAAAACAGCCTGGAGGCCTTTAGGAGAGGCTTTTCATAGTAGGCTATGTGATCTGGTTTCCCATAAGACAAAGCATCTTTTATTAAACTATCATTGATATACCAGTCATTTTTATTTTTGCTATATCTTTCAGAGTGTCCAGCAAAAAGTATCTCTCCGTCTTTGATTAAAGATACAGAGGCATCATGAGAGGTTTCGTTTACTCCAAGAATTATCATTATGGTTAACCAAAATAAAACAGAAAAACAGGCCTGCTAAAAAACAAGCCTGTTAATCTATTGTCTTACTTCTTTGCTGCTGCCTTCTTACGAGCAGGTGCCTTCTTGACTACCTTTGCAGTCTTTACTGCTGTGTCTACCTCTTCGACAGATGGCAACTTGCCAAACGCCGTATCATTAGGGTTGACTGCTCTCAATGCAACGGGCACGAGTGCTCCAAGCAATGAATAAGCAAGTGTCTTCGGATCTGTCACGCCTGAAGCGTAAAGAGCAATCGCTGCTCCAAGGACTGATCGTCCGTAAGATGCTAGTGCTGCTTTTAGTTGTGCTGTGTTCATATTATTCCTCCTAGGATATAACTTTTGTTAGTACTGTAAAACCAATCCATAAACCAATAATTCCTGCGACTCCCGCAAAAACTGGTGGTGCTGGTACTGGCAATTTGAATGCTGCAAATACAACACCGCATCCAAAACCTGTTAGTATTGATAATATAATATCTTTCATTCGTAATCCTTTTCTGTTAGTTCTTTATAATGCTTTAAACATACATCTCTTAATGATGTTTCTGTGCTATAAAGTTTTTCTGCTTCAAGTTCACAGTCAACAATGTGGCAATAGTAGAAAGCACTGTTTGCCAGATCTTTGTATGACTTGAAAGATATCATGTATCTATTTTACCATAGTCCTCTGGTAGCAGAGATTTTATATTTTTATACCCAACAATAAGTCTGCCTGTTGCTTCTTCTGAAATAATTGGAGGCTTATATGACTCTAGGTACTCTATGTCTGGACCCACAAGAGTAATAAAACTATTAATCTCTTCCTGAACAGATTCAATATATGAGTAGGCCCAGTCTCTTGAATCTGAAACAAATTTTAAAAAATCTTCATTGGCTTTTTCTTTATCTGTTTTCACCATCTTGCCCTGCTCTTCTTGAAGAATTAAAAACTCTAATGTATTTTTTATTAATTCTCTATTTTTATTTTTTTGCATAATAAAAAGAAAAGAAAGCACTGTTGTTGAAACTGATAATATAACTAAAAGAATTGATTCTATCATAACTCTTTTCCTCCTTCTCTTACCAAAAGAACTATCGCCCCATTATCTTCTAGGGCTTTCTTAACACGAATCATATACTCTATTGCCTGTCTTTTCATTTCAACAGTTTCCAAAGACATAAAGTCTTTTTCTTTAGCCTTTACTGTTAAGAAATGTTCGTTATCAATTATCTGTAAAGAGAAATCTTTTGGTGCTTCTAAAGATCTAAACGCTCTTCTCATTGCATCTGTGTACATGTTACTCCATCGTTAATGACTGCCATGTCATTCCCCAGTCATCTTTACTCTTGTGGCTGGCAAACTCTTTAGATATTTCCCCGTTTTCTAAATACACTCCGCCCCATACACCCCACTCTTTGCCTGAAATTCCAACAGAAAAACATTCTTTTCTTACTGGACAGGAAGAACATAGTGCATCAATTGCTGGTCTTAATAGTTCGTCGTCTTCATATTTATCAAAAAACAAATTTGTATCATAATCTAAACAAACAGCATCATCTTTCCATTTATACTTATTCATTTAGATCACATACTTATCAGGAATTTCCCATCCTTGACTAGAAGGAATAAAAACTTTTTTCATTTGCCACTTATTATTATTATAAACACCAAACTTTGAGTAGTAGGCCTTCTCTGATGGAAAGGTCTCAACCACTGTCCAACCGTCCCAAGACAGTTGCTTGTTCTTTTTGACTATTGATTCCATAGTCTCTAATGAACTAATTATTTTCATTGTGTTTCCATTCTCTTTGTGTGCAAAAGCACATTTAAAGCATACTAAATTCTACCAGAATACATACTGCTTGTCAAGTATTTGTTAGAATGTGTACACATTTGTGTTTATGTTATTTAATTTTGATGCATAAACTATCTTTGACACATGCTCTTTTGGGTTAGACAAAAAAGCAAAATGATCAAGATCTGAAATATTTTCTTCAAGCCACTGAGGAGTTACCTTGAATAACTTTATGCTCTTGCCTCTTGACTTCATACCCCTCTCAGAAAGGTTTGAGAACTCCATGGCCATCATATTAATATTGTTAGGTCCTGCGGAGTATAGAATAAACTCAGTGTCTTCTTCTTTTAATTCTGAAAGGGCAACAGCCATTGATCTAAGGAATATGTTGTAGTTACTAAAACTACTTGTCCCCTGAACCCCTACTATCATCATTAATCCCTTCTCTAAGTTTATCCATGATAAACAGCATCTTATCTAATTGTACCTTATCCATACCCATGGTGTCAACTTGCTCTGCTGCCTCTTTGTTGATCAAATCGTTTACCAGAGGTGCTTTATAAAAAATGTTATCCTTGATCCAGTATGCATTTCTATCAAAAATGATTACCTTGATATTTGTTTTATCGTATTGAATTGTTGACTGAGTTCTGGTCTTTAATCTTCTTGAATTATTTTTTCTGGTGCTATATCTGTGCTGCAGCATTGACTGGCTTATGATGGGTGGACGATTATTTTTTATACTATTCTTTAATAAATAGGTATAGAAAAGTAGCAAAACAATTAGTGTTGTTCCGATTGCACCATATAAGTTATTCATAAACACCCCTATACCCCTAGTATATCAGTTTTTGTTGTATAGGACCCTTATTATTTCTTCCATAATAACTCTTTGATCTTTGTCTAAAGATTTTACGAGCATGGCATCAAAAGCCTTTGGTCCAAGTTTAACAACTGGATCTTTTTCCATTATGTCCATATCGAGAAATCCTTTTTCCCACAATTTCATAGTTACATCTGAAAAATATATTGATAAGTCTTCGCTTAGTTTTGAGTCAATCTCTTTTAGTCTTTCTGTAGGTTTGTACATTGGTTCACCAGTTTCTGAATCTCTTCCAGCAAACTCTAGACCGCCATTAAGAATTAAATTATCAACAATGTCAAAATCATCCATCTGAATCCCTTTGGTCAGAAACAAAATCTAAAAACTGATCTTTTGTTTTTGCCCCGTTCATTCTTTTTATTTCTTTGCCATCTTGAAGTAAGATATATGTTGGAACAGATTTTATAGAAAACTTTTTTACTAAGTCTAACTCTGAATCAGCATCAATAAAAACAAAGTCTATAATTCCATCACGCTTTAAATCTTCTGCAATAGGCTTTGTTCTTTGACACGGATTGCACCACTCTGCTGTAAAGTAAAGTACATGGCTCACTTGCCAGACTTCTTTCTAGCCTTTGCAAGAGCATCAAAATCCTTAACCTTTGTATCACCTAGGTATCCCCAGGCATATCCATCGTTAATCATCATATCGTTAAGAGATACTGTGTCTCCATTGATATATACCCAGCCTAAAATGCGACCATACTTTTCAGATGAATCCATCTTCTCAGTCTTAATAACAACAGACTTGGCATCCTTTAGAGCCTTTTTTAGATACTCTTTAGACTCAAGACCAAGGGCCTTCTCTTTAAGGTCCTTAGTACGAGACTCAGGGGTATCAATACCAGCCAATCTCACACGGGACTGAAACAAAATATCAAACCCTAAATCAATAAGAACATCAATGGTATCTCCATCTACGACATTCTCTACTTTTCTTACATAGTATTCATACATTAGTAATCTTCTCCCTTAGACTTATTTTCAATAAGTTTGTCTCTTTCATCAAGAATAGTTATTGCAAAAGCCATCATCTTTTTATATCCTTTAGGGTTATCCATAATCTTGTTATAGTGGTGTCCACAAAACATTAAGTCTCCAGATATTCCAGTTACTTGAACTAGGGCTTCTGCCGAACAAGTGTCACATCTATCTAATGGGGATAGAGTCCATTGCTTTTCTTTTACAGTTGTGTTAGTCATTGTAATCATAGTATACTGCCTATTTCTTTCTATTATCAGTGGAATAAAATCCACTACCGTTGAAAACTGCTCCTACATTAGAGTATACACGAGTTAGATCAGAATTGCAAGTCTCACACTTATATCCTGGATCATCAGAAGCAATTGGCCTTTCTTTTATGAAATTATCTATACATTTACTGCAATGATATTCATATAAAGCCATTACTTCTTTTTCTTTTCTTTCACGGTCCAGATAGGGACATTGAGTTTATCTCCGCCCCACTCATAGCCAAGCAACTTTACTACTGCTCTGATTATTTTAATTCTCATTACTTTACCTTGCTTCCAAACTTAGCCCAAACTCTTTCATGAAGGAAGTATCCAAGTGCTTCCCAAGCAATATATCCTAATGCTCCAAGGGTTGCATACTCATACTCAACCTTGCCAGTCATAGCATAAGTTACTATTGCAATGATTCCAGCAACACCTACAAGGTGAAAGGTTTCCCAACTTACTGTCTTAAGTAAAGTTCTTTTAGTTGAATCCATTATCGGCCAACTCTTCCTTTGCTATCAGATGAAGCCTTTGCTTTTGCCTTGGCTTCTGCTTCTTCCCTGGCTTCCTTTTCTTTAAACTTTTGCAGTGTTGATGCAGGATCTGCTTTTGGAGTTGAAGGTTTTGCTGCTAACTTATTTAATAGTGGAGCATTTTCTTCACCAGTATAAACTGGACGACCCCAACCAACAACAGCATTAACCAACTTCTTCTTGTTATTCTTTACATAGCCACGAGTCTTTTCTACGCACATTCCTCCGTTGCGTTGGTCTCCCTTTGCAGTTCCTGAAGTGTTGCCTTCAATAACTTGGATTGTTCCGTCGCCGTTGTTCTTAATGCAAAGACCTACATGTGAGATACGATTTACACCATCTTCTGGGAAATCAAAATAGATCCAGTCTCCTGCTTGTGGGTCGTCATTACGAGCATCTGACCAACGCTCAGCCTTCTTAAACCAATCTGCTGCTGCTACTGTTGATGCAGACTTAGGGAATGATTTTACTCCCGCAGTAAATGCACACCAAGAAACGAATGACTGGCACCATGGTTGGAAGTTAACCTTTATCCATGCACCGTACTTTGTTTCGTTATCCTTTGGGCCTTCGATTGTGCCCACTTCCTTCTTTGCAATCTCTATAATTGCTTCTAATGATCCTTTTGCTGCCATGATGGCCTCCTTTGAGTTATAGTTAATTATAGCATATTTGATAAAGACCTGTCAATATACTTCAAAGGTGTATACTATATATATGATAATAACAAATCCAGATCCAAACATTTTTGTCATTAAAGATTTTATATCTGAGGATGAGGCAAAAATCCTTGTGGACTTAGCAGTTAACGCTACAGAAGAAGAATGGTCTAAGTATAACTATACAGAAAGACATAAAAATGATGAGTGGGAAGATAGAATGCTTATTCTTGAACACTGCTCAGGATTTTTAGATAAACAAAATAAGATTGTTAGTGATACCTTTAATAATATTAAAAAAGAAATAGGCAAAATACTTAAAAAAGATCTGTATGAATACACAGGATTTAGAACAATATATAGATCAGCCACAGGTCAAGAAATGAAAACACACAATGATCAGGGGCTTGGGCCTAGTTATAAATATGGAATAGTATTATATTTAAATGATGACTACCAAGGTGGAGAAATATACTATCCCCATCGTGGTATTGAGTTTAAACCAGAAGCATGTAGTCTTGTTTTACATCCAGCACATGAGGCATATAGGCACGGAGTTAAAGCAGTGTCTATTGGAACAAGATACTCAATGACAAGTTTTTTAAAGTTAAAATAATCTTTAAACTCTTGCTAGAGTTGGGTTAAGAGCAGACTTTGCTCCTGCAATAGCCTTTTCAATTTCAGAACAAACAAAAGCATACTCTTCATTGAATATTTCCATTGATCTATCTTGACCTAATGATGGAGTTATTCCTTCTGAAATCATAAACTCTTTCAATGTTTTTTCAACATCATAGTTTAGAACTGTGCATGTAAAATGCTTCATAACATATCCATCTTTATCAATTAGATACTTCTCATAGTTTCCACCCATGTTGATTCCATCATAAAATCCGATGTTTAGCCATGGAGACATAAACTTTCCTTCTGTGTTTCCATCTTCTAGAGAATCTTTCATTACACGCAACTCAGACATTTGTGATGAAATTTCTGCATATAGTTCATGAGGTGGCTTAGTCTCTTGACCTAGGCCATTTACTCCTGATGGAAGTCCGTTATCTAAAGTTTCATTTAATTTTTCGTGTGGAACTGAAGAAACCATTTCTGAATATTTAAAAGTAGTTCCGTATACATCTTCTCCGTAAGCCTTTGAGTCTAGCCCACATGTAATGCCTTCTGACCACTTACCCTTAGTAACTCCTGGGCCACAGTAATCGTTTGTAGGTACCGCAATAATTTCAAAATCTTCGTTACTATACTTTTCTTGAAGCCACTGTAGGACCTCTAGTTGATTAGCGTTACCGCAACCTACTGTTGTGTTTACGACTAAAGTAACCTTGCCTTTGTATTGCTCAAGGTGGTTTGGGGTGCCTTCTGCAGAGGCTAGGGGGATGTCATAAATTGATTTCATGTATACATTATACTACTATTTTAAGAATTGTTAAAAGGCAGTTTTTGGTCATGCCCAGGACACTATTTATTTTATCGGGATCCGAATGGATAAGATACGCCCAACACTACAGCCTTGCTCAAAGAACCTAGGTACTCTGCAAAACTTGTTGTGCTATTCTTTCCAATGAATGTGGCTGCTGACTTTACAGTTGCAGCAGAGGTTCCAAACAAATCAGTTGAAGAGCCATTATACTTTGTGGTTCTAGTCTTACCAATAGCAGTTAGGTCTACGCCTGGACCTCTATTTGATGCCTTCTCAAATACAGACTCAGACACCAATGCTGCTGTAGCAGTAACTCCAGGAATACATGAAGGGTATCCAATCACATTCAAAGAACCATCATTTCCTGTAGCAGCAAATGTTGGAATATTCTTTGCATTTAAAGAACTAATTGCATTAGCAGTAACATTATCAGTAGAACATCTTGCTAAATTACCAGATGATATTGAAGCCTGACTAATTGAAACTGCATCAACGCTATACTTTGTAGCGTTATTTGCAACCCATTCAATAGCCTTGACTAGTGCCTCTTGTGTATTTAATGAGTTTCCAGCAGAACTAACCTCTGAGTATCGAACAAACAGAATCTTAACATCTGGGTTTGCAACTAGTGCAGCCTTGACCATGTAGTCTCCGTGATATGTTGGAGAGTTTAGATTTGTTGGCCATGGGGCTGATGCTGAGCCTTTTCCTTCCATAAATGTTTTACCATTTGGGCAACCAGTTTTTGAGTTTCCAGTTGATGTTGGTTGAGTTACACATGCTTCATAAATTACTGCAGGATGTTTTTCAGAGTTAATAGCAGTATCAATAATTGCCAAAACTCTTTGATCTTGTGCATGAACTGCTTGTGTAGTACCAATTAGAAGTACGACAGATGATAGTGCTAGTATTACCTTTTTCATTTTTCTCCTTGTTTTTATTGTTTGATTTTTAAAACTACTTGGCATGGGTCGCCACCTGCTTCCCACTCTTCTTGCTCTTCTTCTGACATAAAGGGATCTCCTTCATGAGTGTTGCAGAACGGTTCTGTTATCCATCCCCGTTCAATTCCGTTGTCTAGCCAGATTTCAAACTCATTAAAGTCTGATTCTGTTTCTTGAATACCCTTTAGGATATCGTCAAATTCTTCGTTCATATTAAAAGTATACTCCTAAAGGCTAACTATGTCAACTGGCCCCATGCATGATGGGTTAAATTTAATTGCAGCATTTACTGCTTGCATTACTCTATTCCTTGCATTTTTTTGTTTGTCTGTTGCATATAAAACCCCATAGGCATACTCTGCTCCTGATCCCATTGCAAGGTAAGGAAGTGTATACTTAGATAAAGACATATCTGCAGAACTATGCTCATAGATTTCTCCACGAACAGCAATAATCAAACCAAGATCTCCATCTTTTGATGTATCAACCCAAAACTCATTATAGAATTCACGAAGTTCTTTAATAAATTTAGTTTGCATAAACTTATCTGTGTCTTTAATGTTTGGTGCTGATGGCTTAAAGTTATAACGGATTCTTTCTCCGTCCATTGCACCTGCATATCCAATAAGATATGGACCTATCTTCCAAACTTTTGGTGCATCAAGTGCTAGAATAGTACCATCATCTGAAGCACCACGGTCTCCAGCCATATAGATTTTATCTTCATGTTTTACTACAGCAATACAAGTCATGGCAAAAGCCCTCTCCAGATAGGTATACTCAAGTATACCACTGCCCAGAGAGGGCTGTCAACTACCGTCAACAATGACTAATTAGCCTTTTTGTCTACCGTCTTAAACGCATCATTGATCTCTGCCAATGTGAGTTTTCCATCGTCCAAAAAAGCCCTTGCCAGTCTTTCAATGACTGTCGCTACGCCTAATAGTCCTGCTAAAAATACTGCCTGAACTGTGTCAATTCCAACTACTGCTCCAGCACCAAGTACTGATAGACCAGAAGCAGCAAACACTGCTACTATACGCATCAAGATATTTGTTAGGGCCTTTTGTGGGTGCTCCTTCTTGGGAGCCTCTACTACCTTTTTAGTTGCCATTTTAGTCCTCCTTTCTTAGTGGGATTGTGATTAGCCAGACTACTGTGGTTGCAAGTACTGCAATACCAACAATATCTCTTGCTGATCCCGTCAAAGTTAGCCATGCGATGAAGAAGCCAAGGAGAGTAAAGGCCTGTGCAATTACTTCCACCCCTGCATCTTTTAGCCATGTGAAGAATCCCTTCACAACCTTTTTGATTATTTTCATATTACCTCCTCATCCCAATCATTACATTTGCAATCTGTGAAACAATGATTACTGGGATAATGACTTCCTGGGCTTTTTCTCTCTGATCGTCTGTCATGTCCATACCCAACTCAGAGAAATTGGATAGGAGTTCTGTAACATCCACTGCAAATACTGCTCCAAGTGGGTCTGCTAAGAATGCTTCTGTTTGCACTTCTGTTACTGCATCTGCTAATGTAAATGGCATTGGAGTTTCTCCTGCATCCCCTGCTCTATCTGAGAACTCAACAAACGCTTCTGCAAGTTCTGGGTTAGACTTCATTTGCTCAGCAATCTGTGCAACTTCTGATGCCTTAATACCAAGGTCTTGTGCAACTTCAGCCTTTGCTTCTTGAGTCAAGGCTCTTAGTGTTTGGCTAACTGCTGTAATTTGTTCAGGGGAAAGAGTAACTAACTTATTATCCTTGCTTGTAAGGTTAGCAATAACTCCAGATAAATCTTCTGATGTACCAGTTCCCTTTTCAGGAATGAGGGCTGCTAATACTTCATCTTTGATTTCTGCATCTGGTTCAGTCCAAGGATTATCTTCTGGCTCTGGATCTGGTCCAGGTTCTGGTGAAGGTTCTGGGGTAGGTTCTTCAGTAGGCTCTACAACTGGCTCCTCAGTTGGTTCTGGATCTGGGGTAACTTCTGGGGTAGGTTCAGGTGTAGGCTCATCTGTAGGGTCTACTGTAGGCTCTGGAGAAGGCTCTGGTGTAGGTTCTTCAGTTGGTTCATCTGTTGGGTCTGGGGATGGCTCTGGTGTGGGTTCTTCAGTTGGCTCTTCAGTTGGTTCTGGAGAAGGTTCTGGTGTGGGTTCTGGAGTAGGCTGATTGGCTGCAGCGTTGGCTGCTGCTTGAGCAATGGCAGACTGAATTTCTCTTTGTAGTTGCTCATCATAGTAACGCCATGCATCATCAATAGCATTATTTAAATCAGTTATTGATTGATTATATATTTGTATTTTGCTATTCTTTAACTCTAAAGCATCTTCTGTATCTGCAACGGCATCAAGATGTTCC